CAGCTAATTGTTCTGCCATATCATCCACTAAAGGATTAGGTAATTCTACACCAAATGTTTTTTCTATTTCTTTATTAGCAAAATCATAATCATCAACAGTACCACTATATTTTGATGTTGATTGATTAAACTCTAAACCGTGTTGCCATTGCGCTGCTGTTTTTTCATAAAAATTAGTAGGAAGTAATGATCCTCGTTGATAGTTGGATTTTATTCTTTTTCCTTCTATTGCATTTTTTGTATCAAAGAATTGCATTTTATTTTAATTGATTTACAATTTTATTTAAGTCAAAAACAAAAGGATCACTTGTTCCTGGATAATGTAAATACTCAGGATTTTCTGTTAGTTTAGGATCAAACAAAGAAAATAAATATTGTCCTGGTCCAACTGTTTCCCAAAAAAATGCTTCACTTTCTCTTCCTTGTTCATCAGGACCACCAAATACAACATTAGAAGAAACTAATTGCTCTTCTCGTAAATCAATCGTCATAAAAGGAGTAACAGCTGGTAATGTATTTTGACCTCCAGCTATTCTTAATAATTTATCACCATTAGGATTATCAATAAAATGTGTTTCAATTAATTCACCTAAATCACCTTCATCAAATTTTTTATTACGTGAAAATGACGAAGGTAATATAATTTTTTTATCTAACCATGTTGTAAATCCACCAGAATAAATTTCTCCTTTTGAATCATATTTTGCACCAACAGATTCATTCATAATTCTAATAATTCTTTCTTCATTTTGATCTACTAATGAATCAGGAGATTGTCCAGCATCCATCCAACCTTCTGTTAAACCAATAGAAATAATTGCATTTTTTATAGCATTTTGTTTTGTAATAAATGTAGGTGAATTATCAACCAAGGTATCACTAAATTGTTCTGTATACAATCTCCTAAATGAAGAACTTGAAATTAAATTAGGCATAATTTTTTGATCTTCTAATAAAAATCCATTTGCAACATGATATGCAAAATCATTATTTCCGTTATTTATTTGACCGCCTATTTCTGCTAACAATGGAGCTTTATCACTTAATTGTCCAAAAGCTGTTAAAGAGTCAATACCAAAAGTATCATCTATTCCTCTTGCTACATCAATAATTTCATTAGCTCCTTGTGCGTTTACTAAAATATCACTAAGAGATTCTGCTTCTTGTTTTGTAAAAAATTGAACATCTTCTCCATAATGTGATGCTATTTGTTGTGCTTGTTCTTTTCGTTGATCAACTAAATCAGCAGATATATTTCCTTGATCATCATAAATAGGAATAACATCATCAATAATACCATAGTTTGCAGCTGCTTTAAAAATATCATCTTTTATTGTAGATTCTAAATTAGTATTAATAGATTGAAATAATTGTAATTTTTTTGCATCCATCTCAGAAATATTTGTATTAGGATCGTTATCTGCTAAAATTTTGTTTTGTTGTGATATTAATTCATCTATAACTTCTTCTTGAACCTTAACATTTAAACTTCTAAATCTATCTAAATCACCAACTAAATCAACATGCATTTCTAACTCAGCAATAAGTTCTGGTACACCTTCTGCTAATTGATTTGTTTCAGGATCTATTAATGTTTTTGCTTGTTCAATATATGCCTTAAAAACATCTACATTTCCTCTATTTAATGAATTAATAATTTTATTTTCATCAGATATTAATGATCTAAAACCTTTAATAGTTGCATCAATAGTAGCTTTTTCTTCACGAATACCTTTTTCAATAGCAAGTTCTGCTTGATCTTTATAATCTACAACTTGATCTGTTGTTAAAACATCTGTCCAAAGATTTTTTTCATTATCATCTAACCATCTTTGTGGATTTTCTTTTATTAATTTTTCTGATCGTAAACTATATAATGCATTTATATTTTTTCTTAATTGTTCTTCAGGATTAGTAAGTAATTTATTTTCCCACATTTCTTTTACAATTCCAGTTTCTGATATTAAAGTAGTTTCTGCTTTTAATCGTTCTGATGGATTAGTAGAATATGTTGCTGTATACAATAAATCATCTATTTCTTTATTGTACGTATCTATACCGCTATCAATAACGTTACTTCTAACTGTATTGTTAAAGTTAATTTTTGTATCAAAAATATTTTTATTAAATTCTAAATCTAATAATTGTTTTGTTGATTCATCTGTTAAGTTATTTTTAAGAGAATCTTTTAGTTTTGTTAAATCTTGTATAGAGTTATTAACATCATCAAAATTATTAGATGTTTGTAAATTAAATAATAAATCATTTGCTCTATTTTTTACTTCACCAAGAACAGTATTTATTTCTTGTTTTTGTTTTATTCTAAAAGCAGCAATTTTAAATTCATTTTCTTGGTTTTGTTGTATTTGATAAACCTTATCTTTATATTTTTGATCTACTTCATATAATTTTTGTTCATTATTTTTTTCTTGTTTGTATGATTGTATTTCAAAATCTGTTTTTTGTTGTAATTTTTTATTTTGAAAATCTAATTTGTTTTGATAATCTTTTTGTGCCAACGATTGCATTTGATTACCTAACCTAGAAATAGCTTGAAAAGGAGCTGTAGCAGCAGTAGTAATATTAGGAATATTTGTTGTTAATCCAGCCGTTCTTGTTGGTGTACCTTTAGCTTCAAATGTTGGAATCTGTACCATATTATTTTATTTGTGTTTCTAGGTTATATCTATTTGTATTTGTTAAATCAGTTAACATTCTATTTTGTTCTGACATTAAATCAGAAAATTTTCTACTCATTCCATATTGTTGATTAATTAATGTCGTGTTATTAATTTTTTGTTGTTTAATTAATTCTGCTTGTTGTGCTGCTTGTGTCTTAATTAAATTTTGTGTTGCATATGCGCCAACTAATGAACCAGCAGCATTAATAAATGATGCCATACGCTGTTGTCTTGCCTGGAACATTGCTAATTCTCCTTGCATACGTGACATAACAGCTTGTTGATTAAAGTCATAACTTTGAACAGATGCATCATATTCTATATTAGATATTTCTATTTCTGCTTGTGCTAAATTTTCTGCTAATACATTAAGCGGTGTACCAGTCATTTTAGCACCAGATTTTAAATAGGATATTTCTGTTGATGCTTGTATTTTGTCAAAATCTTTTTCAAATCTTCTGACATTGTTTTGTCCAATCGTATAGGCTTGATCTGCCTTCATTTCATACATAGCAGCATTACGTTCTGCTAGTGTTTGCTGGTAACGACCAGCAGCCATTGCTGCTTGACCAGCTAATAAACTTCCAGCAGCACTTACACCAGCTGCAACAACCATAGGAGGAGCCATTAGATTATCCTCGCATATCTGTAATAATTTTCATTATTTTGGTATTGTTCCATCAATCCTTCTTGTTTCATTCCTAACCATTCTGCAAAACGATGACCAAGAGTAAAGTTTTCTTTTACAGCTGTTTGCAAACGTATTACTTTATAGTCTTTTATCAATTTATTCATTTCTTTTTTTATTATTTTAGCGGAAGAAAATTTGTTTTGCCATATCAAATTTGATGCCATAACCCATCCTTCAAAAACACCTTCCCATATAGGAATAATACCACCAGAACAAATAATGGTATCCTTATCCATTGCTGTAAAAGACATATCAGGAACTTCTAATCCATCTAGGTGACTGTGCCAATCTTTATCTAATTCTGTATGAGGATCATTCATAATATGATTAACCATGTGGTGTGCGTGTTCAGCTTTAAATGGTATTAAGTACATTATCCCTCATTTATTGTTATACGTGGATAGATAGAAATGACTGTTAATGGTAATGGTTGTGTTTGTCTAACAAAGACAAATCCATCTGTATTAAAATCATCCCTAAATTCTACTTGTTTATCACCAGTAAATAATGGCACGGCTGCATCCATAGAAGCAGCACTAGAACGAAATGGTATTCTTTCCATATCATTCAAGTTTGGACCAACTTCTACACCAACAGTTTCGTGTAAACGTAGTGTTACTTCGTGAATACGTTTATCTTTAGATTGTGATGTACCGCCTTCGCCACCAGATTCTGCTCTCATTGTTTGCAAAGTAGAGGTATAAGGTAATCCAATATGTACTTTTGTTGCAGAACGATCTAATGTCACCGCACCACTTGATACTGTTTTATCAGCGTGGGTTGCTCCATTAGCTAAGATTGTAACTGTTTCACCCTCTAGGTGATCTAATCCTGAAATAGTTGTTACTGCACTACCAGAATAAGTTAGTCCACTATCAACATAAAATGCATCTTCCTGATCTGTGCCATAATCAAACAATGTTAAATATTCTACATAGCGTCTTGTTGCACCATTGATAGTACGTTTAACAATCATATAAAATTCATCTTCGTTATCTTCTGTAGGAATAGATGCTACACTTTCTACAACAGCATTTCCTGAAGAAAAACTACCGCCAATAATGTGGCGGTGCCATCCTGTTACTTGTTCTGCTCTTGCATAAGTAAAACCAAGTAATGTTCCATCATTTCTAACACACCATAAAACACTGTCAGGTTCTTGCTGATATGACATTTCTATAATACCACCTTCGGTAATATGCTCGGCAAGTAATGTTAGATCTGTTGCCTGGTATTGGTCTATGTTTAGATTGTATGTTAGCTCACGTATTTTTCGTTTTGCTCGTTGTAAAAACATGGTAACGTTTTCTATTTGCACTGCATCTACATTGGCTGCACCATAACTTGATTGGCGTTGTATCTGTACGTTTGTTGGGGTGATAGGTTGTGTTGTACCTGATGCACTAACAACAAATTCACCTCCTACTGTACCAACAATCAAAGAACGTTGAGCAGATAAAAAACGTATTGCATTTACTTTATTGGATGCAATAGTATAAATCATTGCATCTGTATCATTTGTACCAGCAGTAAAATTTTCGTATTGACCTGATTTAGAAAAAAATAAGGCTTGTGGTTGATCAGATGTACCAGCAAAAACTAATCGTTGTTCAAAGAAAGTTACACAAGATGGATGTCCAGTTGTGTCAGAAAAAGAACCAAGTGACCAATCAGTAGATGAGCTTGTAGAACCCATATCAATTAATATTTCTATTGTTACTACAGTTGTTGATGTATATCCTGTAATTTTTCCATAACCATCTCTAAAACTAACTAACCTTCCAACATCTGTTGTTTGAAATCCTGTATCACTATTAATACCTGTTACTGCACTTGCCGTTAAAGTTCTTCCTGTGCCTACAGTATGTGCTGATGTTGAAAATGTTGTTGTTGTTGCATTAGCATCTAAGTATGGACCATCAACAAAATCAATATCTGCTAGTGTCCAGGATGTATGACCTGTTCGTGAAAGTTTTTCTACTTCATGGCTTGGATGCGTAATATACATAACGTCTGCACTTTGAGCAAATTTTAATTGAAACAAATCCGTAGATGCATATGGACTAGATATTTCATAAATTTTATTCGCAACGCCACCAGATGTATAAGCTGTAAAACCTGTTGTATTAACATTGTTTCCATCAACATCTTGTAGTTCAAATGTGTTAGTTGTTTTATTAGCAACTTTAAATGTTTTACCATTAACTTCTGTCATTCCAACAACTTCAGTAATAATGACATGATCGCCATTAGAGTAACCATGGGAGGAAATGGTAACTACTCCTGGATTAGCTTGTGTTATTCCAGTAATTGTTTTGTCAGATTCTGTAATAATGCCTTGGTCTTTATAAAAACGAATGTATTGATTACCAAATTCTAAAATATATGTTTGTGTCGTAGAAAATTCAAAAGGTATTAAGCGTGTTGCATTGGCACTTGTTTTTACTTCATGCACAAACTTTGTGCCTGGTCTACGTGTTACTGCACCATGAGGATGCACTACCATATTTTCTAATGTTTTACATCCATTAAAATATTTACCAATATCAGTTCTACCATCAAGTCGTGGTGATAATTCTCCAGCTGTAAAGTTGGTAAACGAAATGGTCGTTTTTGCCATTTAGTACCTCGAATTGATAAAAGAACTAGAATCTATATTATCGGCTGTACCTTCAGTTGCATCTACAAAACGTGCTTCTCGTAGTTTTTGATTATACAATTCATACATTTGACCAGCTAATGATGTTGATGCGGTAATAGCATAACATAATTCTGACGCTAATCTTGCTGCTATTGTTTCAATCAATAATGTATCATATTCATTCGGATCAGTATTTTTAAAAATATATATTAAATAAATTGTTGTTTCATCGGTTAATAATTTTCTTCCTTCTATTTTAAATTTTTGTCCTGAATCTAAGTCAGAAGAAGATCCATTATGATGACCGCCAACTTTCAAAACACGGATACAATCTGCTGGTAAAGTGTATTGATAATTATATTCATGTGTTGGTGTATCAGAGTCGGCAGCTAATTCTACTCGTTTAATTAAACAATTCCATGTATGTGAACGAAAAACAGAATCACGCACAGATTCATAACGTTGGTTTAGTAATCTTGCATTCTTACTATCTTCTGAAAGAGCTGTAATATTATTAGCACCTAACATATTAAGAGCTGAATTACATATTTCTACTACAGATGCCATTATGATTTCTTATTCCTATTTGCAAAATTTCTAGCTGATTCTACACTCCCAAAACCCCATGCTTTAAGTGCTAGTGCCTTTCTCGTTGGTCTACCTTTATCATCTTTCATTGGACCTTTCATTCCAGCAAAACGAGCAGCAAAAGAAATTCTTCTAGGATTAGTACCAGACTTTACTGGAGATTTTAAGTTAGAACCTTCTGTTCTTTTAAAATATTTTCTACCAGCTTCATTAAGACCGCCTTTCGGATTCTGATATTTTTTAGCAACCATTTATTTTTTCTTTTTAGGAAACCCAGCTTTCATGTTTGCATAAGCCTTAGGTGTTATTGTTGATTTAGATTTTGGTCTTGATGTACCAGCTTTTTTTCTTGCGTTTATGTTTGCGTATAATCCTTTTTTTGCCATATTAAACCTTTCATAGAGGGGATAAAAATCCCCTCTATTCTTTTACAATTATTCAGTTGAATATACAACCCACATATAAATTGTACCAGTAGCTGCTGCGCCACCAGTAGTAATTACAATGTCGGTTTCTGAAGTCACTCTATAACCTACGCCAGTTACCGCTGGTACTGGAGCGCCAGTTGAAGAACCAGCTAACATAGATTGAGATTGACCAGCTACGTTCCAAGTACCAACAACAGTTATATATCTGTCATCATCACCTGAATCGCCAACTTTTAATGTTACACCAGAACCCAATGCGTCACATTTTACAACAACGTCATGGATTGTAGCGTAAGCTGGAATCTTTGCTAAAGTTATATCAGAACCTGAAGCTAGGGAAGATGCTTCGTATGTATCGTGAAATACTCTTAGCTTTCCTCCTACTTGCTCACTACTTGCTTTTACAACAGGAGTTGCAGTCAAGTTAGTGATATTTACACCTTTTACACTTGCCATAATTGCCTCCTATTATTCGTTACAAGGGATTTGAAATACTTTATTTTCTTCCATACGAGTCGCACCAACGCTCATGCAGTAGTAAACTTGTGTGCTGTATGATTTGTCTGCTCTTTCGCTAATTTTAGCTTGAACATCTTTACCAACAGCAAGTTTAATTGCATCTTCAGTATAAGCGAAGCACAGTCTATCGTCAGTATTTGTTGCATCAAAAGGTAATCTGTTTGATGTTACAAATTTAAAGCCTAAGAAAGTGTCAATTTCACCTTGTACTAAAGCTCGTACAGTATTGAAGTCAGCAGAAGTAATTGTTGAGTCACCTAACAAATCAGAAATTTGTTGAGCTCCACACACAATGTATCTTGCTAGACTTGGATCTACATCATTCGCATCAAAGAATTTTTTAGCAGAACGTAGTTTTGCTAAAGTTAATCCATCTGTTTGGTTAGATGTAGCAAATTTAGAGCCTGATGGTAGAGCAACCGAAGTTCCACCACTTACTCCTGTGTCAGCAGCTGCATTAAATGCTGTAATAATTACATCATCCATGCTTCTACCCATAGCTGCCGCAGCAGCTTTAGCGTAAGAGCTTGTTGGATCAATAAGCATTCTGACTTTATCTGAATCGTCAATAAGGTCAGCCCACTCATAGTCATCCAAACTAACTCTTCTTCTGTCGTGAGGTGTGTCTATTTGCGGAGTATCACCATGTCTGCTTAGTTTTTTCTGAGCAGCAGTTACGCCAATTTGTTCAAAAAAAGCGTGTTTACCAGTGATAGTTTCCACATCAACAGTTCCTCTCAACTTTGAACCCATTTGTTGAGAAAGCATAGACACGTTACGGCTATACTGTTCTACAAATGCGGTAGTTATTTGATTAGACATACTAATCTCCTATAAGTTAAGTTGTTAATGCTTGATTGATTTATCCTCACCAGAGGGATCATTCTTCATTTAAGGACTGATAGTCCATCTTCTTTCAGATTGTCAACGGAGTCCATAGGATTATTCCGTTTCTATCCCCAGCTTCATATTCTGAAGTTGGAAAACCTCTTCTACCGCAGCCTGGTGGTTTGGATGATTCTTATTCCAATAAGGATGATCCTTGTCACCAAGAATTTTACTAATTTCTTTTTCTGCTTGAACTGGTGTTATACCACTATTTTCTTCTTGTCCAGTACCTAAATTATCTTCCGAAAATTTTTCTGATAAACCAGATAATGCTTTAATAAAAGCTGGATGATTTCCAAGACTTGTGCCATCTTGTAATTTCATTTCAGCCATATCATCTGCAAAAAAATTTTTAAAAACTTGATTTGCTTTTTGTACCTTGGAATCATACGCTAAACCAAATTCTTTTCTTAGTTCTTGCTCAGAATTTACCTTTGCAAGTTCTGCTTGCTTTTGTAATTCATCCCTTCCTTGGCTTTCAAGACTAGAATAATAATCTAATATTCCTTGTGCTTGATGCGGTAATAAACCTAGTTTATGTGCTTGTGATACAAACTCTTTAACAGGTTGATCACTTGCTCCTTCTTGCACTTCATACTTAACTTCATATCCTTCAGGCGTTTCTGGTACACCCAACTTAGAATATACTTGTTTCCAATCATCCTCTGTTGCGTGTTTTCCTGGAATAGATATTTTATCTGCACCAACCATTTTTTGTGCATGAACTAAGCTCTTTGCCATATCTTCTACATTACGAAAATTTTGCAACGAAGGTTCTTTTCGTAAATCTTCTGGTAATGTTTCTAAAAAATTTACTTCTTGTGTTGGTTGTATTGTTGCTTGTTCTATAGGTTGTTGTTCTTCAGATTGCGGTTGATCTACCACAGTTGTCTGTTCTTCCATGTTATTTTTCCTTTTCTTTTTTTAACATTGATTTAATAAATAAAGTGACGGCTCTCATTCCCTCTAAATTTGCTGCAACATATGGATCTTTGTCAAATGTTGATGTATGTATTCCTGTTCGTTGTTCCAAGTCTGCTAAAACTATTTCTCCTTCTTTAGAAGAAAAGCATTGTTGATACGAAGAACGTAATTCTTTTAATTTATCTTCCTGTTGCGCCACCAGCTAACTCCTTTAATAATGGTGCAGCTTTTCCTCCAGCTTCTGCAAGTTGTGATGTTTCATCTAACTCTGCTTGACGCTGTGCTGCTTCTGCTTGTTGTTGACGTATCTCTGCTACTTCTTGATCAGATCGTAATACTTTTCGTGGTACACCCAATACATCTGTTACGTGCTTAACTAATTTATCACTATCAATGTAATCCATGACAGGCATTGACTGACCTAATGGAGCGATGATTTCTAGTGAACGCAGTATTGCTTGTATTTCACCAGTACGTTGTGATCTTGCTAATGGTGATACATACTCAATATCAACTGTTTGACCTTGCAATGACATTGGTGGTGTTGGTAATATTTCTTTTCTTAGTAAAATATTAAAACAACGTGTAATTAATGGTTGCAACATTTCTGATTGTAGTCTGCCAAGGACAGGAGCAAGTAATCGCATTTTCTCCTCGTTTCGTTGCATAACTTCCGTTGCTGTCATCTGCACATTCTGTGATAATAATAATTGATCTACATAATAGGCTTGTCTGATTGCATTACGTCTTTGTTCTTCTAGGTTAATACCAACAGGTGTATTTGCACCTATGTTTAATGCCTCAATTCTATCTCTACTACCAGATCTATAATAGTTTAAACCACCAGGTTGTGTTCTTACAGGTAAAACAAAACTATCATCTGGTACTAATAATGGGGGATCTACCATCTTTTGTGCTGCTTTAATGGTTGTTTCAGCCATTTTATTTAACATTTTTATGTCTGGTAAGGCTGTCATACTAGGTGATCTGCCATATACTTCTGCACTAGACTTCAACCAACGTGGTACAACAAAAGGAAATTCATTGAATCCTGATACAGATATGATGTTTCCATCCTCATTATCATAGTAAATAGAAGTAAATGCCATAGATTTATTATCCATTTTGTATGGATTGAGTTTATCATTAGGCTTAACACACTGATGTATTGTTACTTCATCATATGGACTATTCTTTGCTGCATCTAATAATCGTTTTGATAGTTTATTTCCAAATCTATTAAATGCCGCTTTAGCGGTCATTTTAAATTCACGATGAACTGTATCTACATACCCTTTATCATTTTCTGCAATATAAATTTCTTTGATATGTCTTGTAGAAAAACGCAATAATTTTTGTTCATCTTCCTCAATCATCATACACGATGTGCCAAACGTACATAGATCTACATACAATTCATGGACTTCTTGTTGAAAGTTAGAACGTGCAAGAGCAATATACATTGCCTGGGTAGATGACTCTAACCATTCTCTACTTTCCTCATCCATGGCTAATGTTTCATCTTTGAAACGCATACTAAACCAAGGTGTTGCTGCATTGGTCAACATTCCATGCAACGAGGAAGAAAGTAATTCTGCGGCGTGTAATGCTGTTCCATCAAAAATAAATTCGGTACGTTTATCTCCTGGTGTTCTATCTATATTAACATCAGCTCTTCTTGGTAGCACATAGTCTGCTATTTCTTGCCAATGACTTTCCCAGTTTCGTCTTTTATTTTTTAATTCTGAAAACTGATTACTTAATTCTGATACATCCATGTTATTGTCCTAATGTTGTTTTTCTTCTATTGTTACCCTTCATTCCTAATAATCCTAAAACTGTTCTATCACTTGTAAAAGGTTTGCCTGATTGTTTTGCTTGAAACATTTTTGTATAATCTTCATATGCTTCTTTAGGTTGTGCAAAATCAGCAGCTGCTTTACCAGCCGCTATACGCATTGGAGCGCCTACGATTGTTGGAGCACCTATAGATGCAGCAGCAAATATTAATGCTTTTGCTTTATTTTGTGATTTTAACATTTCACTAGAAATTGCTGTTGATGTTAATGCACCGCTTGGATCACCAGTACCCATTGCTGTACTTGTTCCACCAGCACCATATTTTAATCCAGCACCATATGATGTTAGTATTGGTCTACCTGATGCTGTTTTAATAATGTTACCAGATGAATCTTTCATTACTGCACCTTCTACATTTTTTAACGACATATCAATCGCTTCTGCTACTTTACCGCCATACATTTTATTACCAGCTGCTATTTGTTTTTGTTTTTCTTCTGCCGCTGCTTTTTTTACTTTAACCTTATTAACAACATTTTGTTGTTCTCTTCTATCTCTTTCACCACCGCCGTAACTTCCGCCGCCGCCTCCACTACTTCTTCCACTTGTTGCTGTACTTGCACCCATTTATTGTCCTAACAATGTTTTCTTTGCTATTTCAGGTTCTGATTCATCACCTGTTGTGCTTGTTAAAATTGTTTCTGTGTATCCTTTTTTCTTTAAACGTATTGCTTCTGCTATTTTTTTCTTTTGCTCTTCTGATAAATCTTCTCCTGTTGCTGGAGGAGGACTAGGAGGAGGAGGAGCTATTGGTGGTAATGGTGGAGCTTTTGGTTTTAAAAATCCCATACTA